TTTCCTTTGGCACAGCCATTTAATTTTAATTTTTTAGGGTTTAGTTACAAACTTAAACTCTTACGGTCCAATACCATACCAATCCATACCTTTAGGTATAGGAGCTAGTATATCTTTTCTCGTAATTTTGTTGCGAGGATTTAGTAAGCCATCCTCAATAGCTTTTTGGCGAAGTCGATTATATGTCTCAATTGACATACCCTCATCCTTCAGTGCCAGTAATGTTTTCTCTATTGTCTCACCTTCTAAAGCATCTGCATAGATTTCTCTAAGAGCTACTTTGGACTTTGCTGCTTGTCCTATGTTGGTGAAGAAAGCATCGTGAATCGTTGCGGTTTCAATACCATTTTTACGACCCCATAAATGAAATCTTCTTACAATAGCGGCATCATTCATGTGGTTACCGTTAACCCCCATGCCAATGCCAGCCCTTTGGAGGCTTGATTTTCCTAGAAGTGAAGCATCTTCTGCCCGATCTTCGTAAATGTTACGGACCATCCTGTTAGCTTCTTTGTCATAGAACTCAATGCTAGTTTGGATTTTAGGTCTGTATCTCTGGTATAAAGTCTTACCATCAAATGTTACCCAAGGTACATCGACCTTCTGAGTTTCATCAACGTAAGCTTTAGCAGCTTCTTTCCAGAATTGTACGAATTTTTGAGTTACTGGTGCTCTCTCAGCTAGTCTCCGAGACATGATCTCTGACACCGCTTTGAAGTCTTGAGGACCAATTAGTCCTTTACGAGCATTCATTAACTTATCGACAAACGCTTCTACGTCTGGGTGAGAATCACGAGCGTGTGCTAAAAGTTCTTGCCCCACAGAGGTTTCACCTTCAACAACTTCGTTTAACTCACGCTTTAATTGTTTAAGACCAAATACGACATTTTCAGCTCCTAGCCTATCTGCCTCTTTAATCTTTGCATCTATAATATTAGTTACTCCACGAAGTTCTTCACGGGTAACAACAGTATATCCTTTTGTCTCTAACACTGAAGCAAACTTAGCTTCAATATTAGCTGCTTGTGTTGCTTTACCTGCACCATAAAAAGAAACCATGTTCTGTGCTTTTGCAGCCTTTTGAAGGTCTGTCCACTGAACATTAGCATCCCTCAATCCTTGTATTTTCTGGAACTCTGGATCAGACACTGTATCCATAGCTACTAAGTCATACAAACGATTCTTTTGTAATGTAGGTAATACGTTTGAGTTGATTGAAATATCTCTATCTCCAGTACTTAATCCGATGATCTGAGCACCAGAGGATGAAGCATCATTCTCAATCATTAATTTTGTTTTATATGTTGCTAGTTTATTTACATCAGTAAAGTCACCACCTACATGATCATATATACGAGCATACTCAATAGCTAGTCTAGAAATCTTTGGAATCTCTTCTGCCTCTTGTGCTCGAATTAAAGGATGTTCTAGAAATTCCCTAATACGCCTATCACGCTGAGTAGTCTCTCTCATTAGACGGCCTAAGTTAAGAACATCTTTTTGATTTCTCATAAAGATTTCCATCCGACCTGCTTGTGTTAATGCCTCAGTAGCTGGACCAATCATTGAACCAGTCTGGATCATTAGCTCCTGAACAATTTCAGGTGTAACGGCCTCTGCCTTAGCAGTATTTAAAAACGGACGAACAACTTCACCACCAGTAGGTGTCAAGAAGCCTTGATAGTAAACACGACCACGACCATCGATATTAGCAACAACGCTAAATGGTTTTCCAGTGTCTCGATGATACTTTACAGTCTGCATAAAACTATAACCCTGATCTCCACGAGTCAGAATAAGTTTTCTAAAGTCATTTAAGTCATCATACTTCTTTACATTCCCACGGGGATCTCTAAAGCGCACAACATCTTCCATGAATCCAGCATACTCATTATCAACTTCATATTTCACTGACATTGTGTGATTAAGCATATCAGCAAAATCACGATCAATCAATACTTTGTCATAGTTAGCGTTAGCTCTACGTGTAATAATAGGAATACCTGTGTTATTACCTCTAGCATCAAAATAAGTCTTAGCCCCAGGTCTTACATAAAGCTTGTCTCTATCAGAGTTAATTCCAATTCGTTTTGCTAATAAAGCACTACGATTAGCTCTCTGTAAGTTGAGCATATCTTTGTTTAAAATCTGAACTTCACGACTAACAGTGTCTCTCCAAGGTCCACTAGCACGGCCAGTCTCAAGATCAACAACTGATCTTCTAGTCTTGCCACGCATAACTACACGGATGTAGCCTTTATCTTTTAATGCTGTAAGAATCTGTGAGCCATCAGCATGATAGTCTTGTAGTGTAGGCTTAAAGAATGGGAAGTCTGCGACATTCCAAGATTCTCTCAGTGTTTTACCTACATTGATTGCCAATGAATCGTAGTCAGTTGACTTACCATCAGCAACAACAGTTAATACCTTTGATAAAGTATCAATTGCTTTCTTGTCGTTTAAACCACCCTCTACTAATTGATTTAAATAATTTTGTCTTCGTTTACCGAATAAAAATTCTAAGTCTACAATCTTACGATAGTCTTCTCTTCTGTTTCTTAAGAACTCATCAATCAATCTTTCGCTAGGTGCTTTGTCTTTAAAGAACAGTTTGGCTCCAGGAATATTGTCTAACAAAAACTTAACTACTTTATCCTTGAACACATCAACGCCAATTCTAGGCGCACCTCTAAACCAAGTGTACAAAGGTGTCCTACCTGTATAGTACAATGATCTAGCGAGAGGTCTACCCTCAGTAGCAGCCCAGTTACGGACATATCGTTGATTGTCTATATTGTTTTGAATGACCTCATCAAATGTATAGTACTTTCCAAAGATCTGAACTTTAGCTGGCTCTCCCGCAACCCCGTAAGAGTCAAACTGCTGAGACCTAGCTCTTGATCTACGATCTAGAATACGACTTGTGTTAACTACAGAATACTGCATTTCACCACGGGCAACATTCATAAAGTTAACCCAAGGTTGCTTATCATTATTGTATCGTTCAAACACGACACGTAGATTCTCTGCAATAGCAGTCTGTTGATTTACAGATACTGAGTCATCTAAGCTTTCAACGAATTGTTGAATCCATGCTTTTTGTTCTTGATTAAGAGCCTTAGAGTTCTTAATAAAGTCTATACGTTCTTGTAATACACCAAAGTCTGGATCATAGAGTAATGTAGAACTTTGTTCACCTGTAAATGGATCAAAGCTATTGTTACGCTCATCAAACTCATTGTTTGCCCTAATTCGAACTGATCGTTTACCTGCTAGAGTAGTACCACGATAGTCTACTAAAGAAATAGTCTGAGCAGTATTCTCAGTGTCTGCAATATACATTGCCTTCAATTGTTTAGTAGCCTCTGTATTCCTCATTAGCTCGTATGGCCTGGCCACATTAACTGCAAACAGGTTAGCCTCTGCCTCAGCTACAGCTGACTGTCTAGTTGGGAAGAAACTTGTTCTTGCGTTATCAAGCTTCCTTAATGCAGCAATGCTTAGTTGTTGGCCTTTAGCAGTAGTAAAAGCCTTTACATCCAGAATACCTTTTTGTAATAGTCCAGCACGTTCTTCACTGCCTAGATGTTTAACTTGAACCATCATAGGCTGGCGCTTAAGCCAAGCACCATAAGTCTCTACTGGTGGTAAGCTACCATCAACAAGTTTTTCAGAAGTTTCTTTTAATTTGTTAACCTTTACTCTTGTATCTTCTGCCTCAGCAGCCTTTAATAGTTCTTCCTTGTTCTTTAGAACAGGAACCATAGAGCTACGGCAATTCCAGTGAAGTGGTGGTCTAAATCTTAGATCATCGATCTTGTATACTTGACCATCATGGTGTGCACAGATTCTTGAAGTTCTATTGTCTAGTACAGCAGTAAATCTGTAACCCTTTAAAACCTCTTTATTACGATCCATTACTAAATTAAGCGCTTGTGCTTGTGTATTAGTAATAGCAGTCCTAACCAAGACCTTAGCCTGAACCTCAGTCAAAGTGGTTGTTTTAATTACATCTGCAATAATTTCTTTTACTGGCTTATTGTCTGCTAAACCAGATTTAATCTTTCCATCAATCCTAGCAAGCTCACTTGTACCAACAGTATCAAAGTGATCTCTTAAGCTTCTGGATGCTGTAATATTAGGTCCAATAAGCTTTGGAATAGCATCGCTACCCCTAGGCTTCTGAACTCTGAAGAATGAACCAGCACTCTTCTCTAAATTGTTAGCATGAAAGCTTACAGAGGCATCTGCATAATCACTAACTGAATTCTTAGCAATCATGTGCAACTCTTTTGTTGCTCGAGTTACCTCTGGCTTCACATCAGCCTTAATGTTCTTTGTTAAGAGTACTCTAAGGCGCTTTTGATGTCTACGAATACCCCTACTTACATTAGTAGAGGTTTCCGCTTCATATAGTCTTGTATCAGCTAAGTGCTGTACAATTCTGTCATAAATTTCCGTATTAATAGGAGTTGGCATATTTCCCCTTGATACCATACAATATATGCATCAAGGATGCCCGTATTATACAGTGTTGTCGTTGTCATCTTCCCTATTATTAGGGCGCATATTATCTGTGTCTGAGATAGAAGAATCTATGCTCATTGCCTTAGTGTCTACTAGAGGGTCACTCTGAATCTCCGCTACACCGTCTTCATCGTTGTACTCAGCTGGAAGCACATCATTGAACTTAGCAATAGAGATGAATGTAGAACGTGGAATAATACCTTGCTGGTACCACTCTGTAACTAGTCTCATCCAGTCTGCGCCTACAGGAGTAGGATTAAAGTCAGCACTTAATGTGAACTTAATGTCTGTTGGAAGAACCTCAATATTGTACTTCCACTTAAGCATTACTGTAATGATCTGTCTCATTGTCTCTGAGATACGGGTATTAAGCATACCTAGTTGAGCAGTCTGAGCAGCATTACGGATTTCTAAACTTACACCTGACTCACCTGAAGAGCCCTCTGGTGAAAGCATACGAATGCCCATACGAGCCATTTCTTCAATGGTAGCTGCAATAGCCTTTTCCATATCCGCTAAAGCGCCTGTTGGAGTGTCCAATGCTCTAATGTCGTCTCCAGCACGGAGCTTAATCCATGAGCCAAGACCTGCCTCTACAATAGTTTCAAACTCTTCATCAGTCATATCTGACATTACTACTGGAGTGTATGTAGCTGCACCATAAAGTAAGTGATTACGTCGGCTAATCTTGTTGTACAAAGCAATCTCACGATCAATCAATGATTGTAAGATTGGTTCAACAGGATCAATCTGACCATTCAATGGGTAGGCAGGAATGAAGTTCATTCTTTCACCGTTCATCAAAGGTACTTCTGTACGAGTCTTTACCCATGCTGCATTAGCATTGTCTACTTGATACTTAGATGTAACGTTACCATTAATAACGCTTACAGACTCATTAGTGTCTCGTGTGTAAGTATCTACGACAAGCAGTCCTGACTCATCTAAATAATAGTGAGTAACAGTATCTACATAGTCTGGGTGGAATTCATTTTTAGAGTAGTCTTCCATGTAGTAACGGAAAAGTAAACTTGTTAATACTTGTTTGTTAGTATTACGGTCTTGACCTCTGCGCCAGTTAATAATGTTCTCTGCTTGGATGAGCATTACATATGGGGACAAGGCCTTAGCCTCTTCCATAGTGAGAGCATCGGGATTAGCTACTGTAGGGTAGTCTACTAAGCACCAAGCTCTAGACGACTGTAGTTCTTCCCAAATAGCCGCATCTAAGAAGCCATGTAATGAAGTACCATCAGCACCAAAAGAAGTACGAATCCAGTCTTCAGTTCCTTCAGGAAATACATTCTCTGGGAGCTCAATAGCTGCTTGCTTACGTAACAAGCCACCTACAAGAACTTTAGCATACTGTGCTGTTAGTCCAGGAAGTTCACCTTCAGCACGATAGAAGTTGTACTGTTGTGAACTCATTGTAGGAGAGAAGGGTAATAGTAAGTTATTGTACGTTACAGTATCAATCGAGTCATCATACGCTCTTGCATGAGTCTGTCCATTAAGAACAGCTCTAGCCCTCTCCCAGAGAGGCCGCATAGACTCATATGCTGCGTTAGGATCCCCAAGGCTCTTCGTCTTAGCCTTTGATGGGGTCGTTGTTAGGTTTGCCATTTAAAGTTTCTCCTCCATAAGCATCCTAACAATCTTCGCAACGATGTCTGAGCGAACAATATCGTCTACACCAAACTCGATGATAGGAATGTCAATGTTATGTTTCTTGCATAGTTGGACAAATTTAAGAATGTCCTTACCACTGTTAATATCACTCTGGGCAGGATCGCCACAGAGGACCATTTTAGAGTTCTCACCAAGGCGTGTTGTAATCGCCTTTAACTCTTCAAATGTTAAATTCTGACACTCGTCTACAATGACAAGTGAGTTTTCATAAGATCGACCACGAATAGTTTCTAGCGGTTGGATCTCGATTGAACCTTTGTTTACTAAGTACTGATAGAAGCCTAACCCGAAAGACTTCTCTAAAACACTAGTAATAGGCATTAACCAAGGAGCCATCTTATCAGCGATGGTCCCTGGAAAATGTCCTAAAGATTTTCCCGTAGCTACGTTAGCTCTACTTAAAATTATTTTATCATACTTGCCTGTTAAGAACAAGGATGCTACCATAGATGAGGAGCAATAAGTTTTACCTGTACCAGCGCAGCCAATAGTGACAGTGATAGGGTAATGACGAATTGCAGTAAGGAGATTGTCCTGTTTGTCATTCTTAGGTTGAACGTGGAATGGCCTTGGGGCCTTAATAACTTTAACATTAGATTGGTAATCCTCAATATGTGATACTTGAGCTTGTTTACGTGGGACTTTACGGGTTTTTTGCATTAGCTAAATCCTTACTTCTTTGGTACTTCAGTACCCTCTAGCTTTTTATGAACTTTAATTTCTTTACAGACTTCTTTAGACTTACCAGTCTTAGGGTCTTTAGTCTCTTTACAGACCTTCTTTGTTGTTGGCTCTGCTGAATAAACAGTAGGTGCAACAAACAAAAGAGCAAATAGTAGTGCTAATTGTTTCATTTTAATCCTTTAGATAGGAGGATGATCTGAGGGTGGAGGGGCTAGCTTACCACCATAACCTGTAGTTACCTGCGGTTGAGGAGGTGCTGGAGGTGGCGAAGCTTGTTGCATAGGCGCACTTTGAGGAGCTGCCATAGGGGTAGCCATAGGCTGACTTGGAGTTGGCGTTGATGCTACTCCTGCCATCTTCTCTTGACCTCTTGACCATGCAGTAATACCTAGTACAGCACCCATAGCCATATGGAATAATCCACCACCCTGAAGGGTTAATGGAGCCCACTGTCTAAAGGCATCATTCTGAACAGCAGTTTCCCAGAATTGTACAATTGTAAACATAATAGGAAACAAGATAAAGTCAGAGGCACATACACACATGTACATTACCGCCATCATTGGACGCCACTTCTTCTGGATCCAACTTTCTTCTTCCTTCTTAGGAGCTTCGTGACTAGCGTCAGCTACCTTAATTTCTTCTGACATAAGAATTCCTTAAATTGTTAGTGGTAGCCACAACCATACGGCTTGTGACATTAGCAGTGATGCTACAGCACCTACGCCAATACTGGCTCTGAATAGGTTACGATTAACAGCAAGAATAGATGCGGTTAATAACACGATAGCAATCTGGAATAGTGACCCTGCATAAGTATAGAATGGAGAACGTTGTTTAGCTACTGCTCTCTCAGCCTCTAGCTTACGGGCCTTGGCCATAAGTTCTTTCTTACCTTCGCCTGTAGCAGGTTCAGACTCATATCTATCGATTTTCTTTTGTAATTCTTCTGCCTTAGCGGTGTTACCTTTGGATAGAGCATTCTCCTTAGAGATCTCAGTTAGGCGACCTTTAATATCTTTAGATTGATAGAATGCCCATGTGTTGTTTGCTTCGATTGTGTTGTTCAATACCTTAGAACTATTAGATCCACCCATAAGAGTGTTAATAGCTAACAATGCAGCAAGCACTGTAATAACCCAGCCAGCTTTGTCTTTTAATAAGGCTTCTCTTTCGCTTCTGCTTAGAGGTTTCTTTTCTTCTGTCATAGTCCAATCTTTCCTAGTAATAGGTTAACGAGTTTCTCTGCGAGATCATCTGGTAGGTATTTTAGAAATCCCAAGAAGTATAATGCCACTAGGCCATATACAATGATTCTCAAAGACAAATCAAAAGTCTTCTGATACTCGTTCATCGTCCACACCCACCTGGAGGACATAGATTGCTAAGTTCGTTAATGCCAACAAACAATAGAAACAGTACAAAGAATAAAGCACCAACAGCAATAGCTATTTGTGTATAATACTCTTCATCCTCTTTAGCTTTCTTTTCTGCATCCTTAAGCTTTCGCATAGCAATGGCATCATCACGATCCATCTCAGCTTGGCGAGACTTAATTTTATTCCATACATCTATCTTACCTGTCTGCATAAAGAGCATCTTTAACTCTTCTTCAAATGCTCGAGCTTGCTCAAGAGCCATTTCGATTTGCAGTGCAGTGCCCATATTAGAGCCTTTGCCAGATTGTTTAGCCTCGATAAGAGCCTTAGTAGCTGTACTCTTAGCATCAAACATCTTACCGATCATAGGGGCTAATGAGCCCAGATCATTGGCTACGGCACTAGCCTTCTTAACCATGCTAATTGCTGATTGTATACCAGCAAGAGCTGTCATTGGATCAATCATTTTCTTTTCCCTTTATCCGTTTTGTCATTGTTCTTCCACTTTAAACAACTGACCTTACGGTTATAAACGGGTCCCTGCCATGTCCATCTTTCACAGACGGGGGCTTTAGGGTCATAACCAGCTAACACTAAGGTAAGAAGAATAGTAGACATTTACACACCTAGTACATGGAGTGCATGTGCATAGTGCTTTTTACGGTCCTCGATACCAATGGTACCTCCGTTAATTTTTCTTGTTAATGTCTCTATATCGCCTTGGTCTGCCCATTTATTTAAGTTATTAGTTTCCCAGAACCAGCAAGCACTCTGTGCAGCACCCTCAAAGGTGCTCATGTACTCACTAGCTTCCTCTGCGGAAATACCAATAGACTCAGCAAACCAAAAATAATTATCTTTACCTGTTAACTGTATTAGGCCTCTACCAGAGTACCTATATCCATCTCCTGAAGCCTCATCTCCATTACCCATACGATTAGCATAGACCTTATTAGCGATAGCTTCAGGCTTACCTGCAAACTGTTTAGCAAGTTCATCGTTAGGGAAATACTTAGGGAAGATTCTTCGGAGTGTCTCCCAACGATAGTTGAGATTTTCTTTAATCATTGTAAACTCACCTGACTCATGGGCACATTGAGCAACAAATGCTGCAATACGCTTATCGGTATCAATACCATAGTCGGGTAGGAGTTGTTCTAAGGCATGATGCCAATATGTGACATGCTTATTACGTGGAATAAGTTGTCTAAGCTGATCTAGTGTTAGTATCATTTAAGCGCCTCAAACAGTTTCTTTTGTTGTGTATACCACTCACTCCAACCTTCAACACGGTTAGCGCATAAGTGATATTCGGAATAGTTAGTCACAATAGTCTTTGTGAGTTCTGATAGCTCAGGCTTCTCGTCTGCTACCTTTAGTTTAGGGCACAGAGTAAGTAACTCTTTAGGTGCCTCTGGGAACTTAGCCACTACAGGAACTACTGTAGAGCATCCTGAAAGTGCTATAGTAAACAATAGTATAAGCTTCTTCATTGTGTAGCCGCCTTATTGTGTATTGAAATGACCTCTGGAGGGATCTTACATTGATCATTGTATTTAACAATCTCACGATCAATATATTTGATCTGCACATCGGCAGCCTCTTTAACGATCTTCTCTTTAGTTACTATTTTGGTTACTATTTGTGTATTAACCTCAGACTTCTTAGCTTCTAAGGCTACTATCTGTTCTTCTAGTGATTTAACCCTAGCTTCCCATACGTTATTGCAAGACTTATATCCGGCAATGAATAATGCAGCAAAGATTAAGCCTACAGCAATAGGTCTATAGCGATCAAACTCTTTAACTACAAAACCTAACAAGCCCACCATAAAGACAATAAATACTAACCACATTGGTATATAGTTAATTAAAAACATTGTAATCCTTTTGGCTAACGCCAGTTATAAGAAGAGCGGTAGTGGGACTCGAACTCACATTCCAGAGATAACGTCTGATTCTACCTATTGAACTATACCACTCTAGTGACGCCTTTTACTGTAGCGACAACAGCCCTAAGGTGGGTTCTTGCTGAATATCTCATGAACTTAATCACTTGACTATCAGATTGTTATTTAAATTTATTTGTCCACTTAACTACCCATGCCCAGTAAGCAGCACTCATTCTGCCCTTCTGGATATCAGCCTTATGTCTAGCATAGAAGGCTTCTCTACGTGCTTGATAGGAGTCTGACTCACCATCCTTGGGAGGAGACCCAGTAACACCTTGAGCACCAAAGCGAATAAGCTTAATAGTGCTACCTTCTTTGGCTAACACTGCATGTGAGTTAGTTGAATTACCTGGGGTTTTCTTTGGTTTGTTATAACCTTCAAAGGTTTCACCACGATATTCAATAGCCATGATTATTTCTTCCTACGCTTATGGTAAGACTCATCATGCTTCTCTTTGTAGGGTTTCTTTTTACTTGACATAGTATTCCTTTAAAACATAAAGCCTTTAGTAACTGTCTTAGTACCTGAGCGAACAGGGAATAAGTATTCAACAGCATAACGAAGAGCATCTGTCCAATGTTCTACGTTCTCTGCTTTAGAGATCTGTGCTGTATTAGGATTGTTCTCAACCCATACAGTTCTTTCTAGTGAACGAATAGTGTGCTCTGCTCTAGGGTGTACATACATGTCTATATCTCCATGAGCATTCTTAAACTTACGATTAACAGCAGCTACAGAGTCAACAATAGGAGGGGCAGCCTTATGTGCTCTACAGATAATGCCATGAGACTCTAGGATAGAGAAGTCAGTAGCTCCAGCAACAGCACTAGTCTTTCTGGCTCTTCCTGCAGGGTCTGGATAAGCAAATACCCTATGACCTTTATCTTTAAATTGACCTTTAAGCTTCTTAGCTAATTGTTCAGTATCGAGAACATTCTGCATGTCCTCTAAGATATGTATCTGTCCAGCTCTAACAGCAAAGACTACAGCAGCCATAATGCCGATGTTAAAGTCAATAGCCACATGGACATCTTCTTTGTTTGTTGTCTCTACATTGAAGTAAGGTAGATCAGCAGTCACATGAGTCTTACGATCAAACATGTAGAATACCTTAGCACCAGAGTCCTCAAAGGAACATTCATATTCTCGAGCAAACTTCATAGGGTCAATTAGACGCTTAGTCCTCTCGATCTCTTCCACAGATAGATATGGAGAGTCCCTATAGGTATATCTAAAGGTCTTCCAACGACTATCCATAGACTCAAAGTTAGTCATGTCGTAGAAGTAATTCATACCCTTAGGTGTACCGATAATAAGAGCCTTATGGTTACCTGCCCAACGTGTAGTCATAGCAGGTTGAATGATAGACTCCCAAGACTCTTTAAGTCCTGGCTGCCCAGTCCAGTCAGAGACCTCATCTCCAACAACAAAGTATTGACCTGATCCACGCATCCTCTCAGATGCTTCATAGGACCATAGCTTAAGCTTTACATTGTTCTGAAACCAGAATGTTCCAGCTGTCTGAGATGACTTCTCAGCATAATCCTCTAAGCCTAGATTGTAGGCTAATAGAGGCCAATAAATATCCAACGACTGTTGGTATGTTGGACAGATAATCGAGACATTCTTATTAGGAACATCTTCAGGCATCTCTAGCAACTCATGAACAGCCATTGTAGCAGCAACACTAGCAAGGTAACTCTTACCAAAACCTCGTGAGGCTACTGTAGCAGCATATCTAGTGCCACCCTTCTCTGAGAACAAATACTTTAATACTTCAGACTGACCTCTGTGTAATTTAATTTCATTTGACATTTAAACGATCACATCAACCTTATCTTTGGTTATGATGTCCTTCTTCTTATTACATTGTCTAAGCTCTTCAAGTTTCTTATTGAACTGAGCTAACTCGTATCGTGCTTGAATGCCTTCTTGAAAGATCTTGTTAGAGGCTTCCTTGAGCTTCATTATAGCATCTGTGTAGTATTCAATGCTGTATTCTGCTGCTGATTGTACTCTCATATGTATTCCTTTTTATTGTATACGTAACTGTAATAATTTTATCTATTTTATTTCAGTGTATACTTAATTATTCATTTGTGAAGACAATCTTAAGCGGCTTTTTATCTTCAATTACTTGTTCACTCTTCTCAGGCACCTGTCTGTAACCATATCGCATGAGCGTATTCATGACACTTGTCTGGATGTTCAAGAGGTTCGCTAAGGCCACTGCAGAGTATCTTGTTTGGCCACTCTCCATAGCATTAATCTTATCCTGCACCTTGTAGTAGTGATCCACAAGCTTCTCAATAGGGTCAAATCCTAGTGTTTGAAGCTTCTTAACTGATTCTTTTGAATAGATTGTGGTAGTTCCCTTTGGGCGACCCTGTCCAGGTCTAAGTCCACCACGGGTTCTCTCTGACACATTTGGGTCTTGAACTACCCCAGTTGAGGTATCTTTGACCTCTTTGTTTGTTGAGGTAGTCATAATGTATTATTTCTTATTCTTTGGTTTATATTTCTTGGCTAAATCTAGAGCAATAGCCACTGCTTGAGCATGAGGTTTACCTTCTTTTTCAAGAGCCCTAATGTTAGCACTCACGGTTTTATCACCGTAGCCCTTCTTAAGCGGCATTTTTAGCTCCACGTTTAGCTGTGGTCTTGGCAGGGGCTTTAACAACAGGAACAATGTTGTTGCTGTGTAGTTGAATCTTTAGATCAGAGATCATAGTGAGCAACTCTTCTTTGTCCCTTAGCAACTTATCAACCTTGCCCTCAAGCTTCTTAACTTCAGACATGAGCAGTTCAGTCAATTGATCATGAGCTTCTTGTCGTTGCTTATCTTTGTTATGTAAATAAGTCCAGAAAGCACCTGTACTTAACACAACAATAGCCATTTGAATAATCGATTCCATTTTAAATTCCTTTTAGTATAAAATCCATAGACACCGGGAAACACCTTCTACTGGCATGACTAACGTCAGTTAACAGTAGTGTCTCTACACAAGTGTTACAGAATGATATTTAAAATAATATTTTAAAGTACTCTTTAAAAGTACTCCTTTAAAAATATTTTATAATATTATTT